TCGCATTGCTTGAGCATCGAGAAATCGACCAAGAGTTGGGCAGGCAAAACCAAATGTCCAATGCGAAAAAACCGTGCTAAGGTGAATTGTAGACACTCAAAAAAAATGGAATATCGGGACAATAACTGACAGGTGTCCCGATTTGGGTGGGGGTAGAGTTTTAGATGGGGTTTGAGGTAGCTTTTGAGACGCACTCGGAGAGTTTTAGCAGTCCTGCAGTGGCTTTGCAATGGAGGTTCAGAACCGCAGAAAACGATTCAGGCGGAGGCGTCGGCGATGGCAGGCTTGGCACCTGGTTAGACCCAGGAGACGGGCGATCGGGCGAGCTAACAAATGCACCAGGTCGCCGAGGCCCATGCGCCTAACGCGACGCCGGCGCGCGGCTAATACGTCAGGGAGGCTATGTTCCATCATCCAGGATCGCAGAACCGTAGGTGTAGGCGACATCGGCTGGCGTGAGGATGACCAGTTCGCCGTTGGCGTAGCCCCGGTCATCAAAGCTGGTAGTTCCTGTGTAATACTCGTCTACCCCGTTGTCGGATCCCGTTTTGAGGTTGTTTGAGTTTGGCACCGGTGCAGCCTGTTCGGCTGATAGCACTCCATCCTCGCCCGAGCAGTCCGGTGGAACCCCGGCCATGATTCGGCTGCGCTCAGCTACCATCACGTCGCGAAAATGCTCGGTCTCAAAGGCAAACTCACGCCGGGCGGCGCCATCCGACGGGCTACCGAATGACGGAAGGCGGCCTATCAGCTCCACCACGATCCGCTTTGGAAACCACTCGTATTCGACCAGGTAGGCATCCCCCCAGGCTGTGGTCTCGTCCTGGATGGTTGCGCCGACCAGGCAGTCCTCAACGGTCTCACCGATCAACGTCGGGCCACTCCCGAGCAGGGTGGTGGCGGCGGTTAGAGCTGTAGCGGCCGTCCGGATCTCCGTGAGGGCTAGCGTGGCGGTAAACGTGGAAATCAAGGAGGGGTTAGACATTACCTCGTAGCTCATCGATACGGAGATGTCAGCGGCCGTCGAGACTACCATCTCCACGTCACCGACCACGAACGCATCCCAGGCGATGAAAAAGCTACCCAGCCCGTAGAGCGTGTTGTCCCCGGTAATGGTCTCTGACTCGGTGCCTGAGTCAGAGACGCTCCACGCCCGGCTGTAGTAGGTCGTCCCGTCCTTTTTGCGAATGTCGGAGATGCTTTTGAGGAATCCTGCGTCGGCATCGTATTCGATCACCAGCTCCGCCCAAAGGGTGAATTGTGTGACGCCGAGTCCGTCGCCCTGGTCGCCCCAAAATGTCCCGCTGAGGGTCGCTGTGCGTTTGTTGTAGCGCGAGGTGTGGCGATCATCCCCAGCATCGATGTAGCCAAAATCCGAGTTAAACCCCGCCCACCAGTCATGGATGATAGCTGTGGCGTTGGTCTGATCGTCGGTGATGGTTGTGCCGTCGCTGCTGGCGGACCAAGTCCCCGCATACCACGTCGGCACGGGCGCCCATTTGCCTCGCCACGACCGCGCGAATACGCTCATGCTCTTGCCGCAATCGACGACCTCGCACCCGCAACAATTATCCACCTGCCACGTGCCGGCCATACTAAACGTCTGCCTCCGGTTCGGTAGCTAGGATTAGCATTTTCTTCTCGGAGCAGGCGTCCTTGGAATCCTTGAAATAGAACCAGCGGAACTCAGCTTTTCGCGTGCCGAGGGTGCTCAGGAGCATCTCCACCGCGGCCGCGGTCGTTTTCTTCACTCCTGTGCTATCCTTTGTGCCGAGATAGAATGCGCTATTGACCGAGTCCAGCTCGCCGATGATGTAGTCCGTGCCACTCAATTTAGCGGTTGCGAAACTCTCGGCCTTGCCGGCGCCGCCGGTGGTGTTCTCTTTGGGCAGGTTGTTGCCCAGGGTGACTTCCCCTACGCCGCCGCTCGGTTTGCCTGTGGATCGGCTCAGGGGGGAGTTGTAGACGATGCGATAGCGATTGACGCGGAGCAGTTCGATGAGATCCGCGAGGCCGAGCTGGTTGGCGCCGCCGACGGTGAGCTGTATGGTGCCCGTGGCGGGGATCTCAACGACGCTCTGCACGAGCATGTTCACCCACTCGGCACGCCCGCCGACAATTGATACCTTGTTGCCCATGCCGAGGCCCGTGGGCACATCGGTGCTCACCAGGGCGATCTCCCCATCGTGCTGCAGCGTCGCGTGCGCTTCGTAAATCGCTTGGGCCAGGCCGGACGGCTCAGCCTCGGCGGGGTCTACCGACTCGGCATTGGTGTAGGTGCCGGTGGCTGCGTCCGTGAGCGTGATCCGGGCGGAGAGTTCCTTGGTGCGACCTTTTTGTAGTAGGATGGCCTTGGCGTCGTCGGCGTAGAGATCGTAGGTGGCCAGCGCTTTGACCGTCACCTGGACGGCGTTCACGCTCATCCATGGGGCGATCTGGCCCTGAGTCAATTCGCGGGGGTAGGTCACGAGGCTCACCGTGTTGCCGGCGGCGTCCTTCACACTGCTGCCCGAGATCGCGAGACCGTCGATTTTTGCATTGTCCAGGATTGGCTCCTTTTTCTTCCACCAGGTGGCCGATGTCGGATCTACCGTCTCGCACACGATTGACCCCACCGCAACGCTCGCGCGGAACCCCCCAAGCTCGATGGTGTGCACGCTGGCGCCCAACTCCTGGCCGGTGGCGTCTACGGGGTATTTCTGGGTGAAAATGTCCTGCCAACTCGTGCCGTTCACGTCGTTGACTCGCTTGAACCGCAGGATGACGGCGGGCAACTGGAGATCGTAGCGCGGCTTGAGGCGCAGGGAACGGATGGCGCTCGTGCCGATGGTTAGGTCCACGTTCGTGAGCGCCGCCGCGCGCTTCACGTGGAATGTGGGAGGGCTGGTGGTGTAATCGAACCACGCGATCGCGTCCGGAGTCCAGCGGAGCATTTGCTGGATGACCTCGGCGACTGTCAAATCGCGCGTGTTATAGCTGGGGATATTCACCCCGGCATCGATCGTGCCCACCTGCACGGATACACCGCATGTGATGGCCCAATCCACCGCCTCATCCACCTGCGCGCCGGTCGTCTGCGCGGCGCCGGCGGCCGTCACACCCAGGAATAACTCACTCACGCTGATGTCAGCCAGCGAGGATGTCCCCTCGTCGTATCTTTTCCATGATTGCTGAAAGACCAGGTGTTCGAAGTCCCACCACGGCCCAGCGAACGTGTATTGCAACCCCTCTGCAGGACCATCTCCGATGTGTTCCAGGTCGGTGCATTTGCCCGCGAAATAGACCGTGCCGCTCTCCCATGCCTCCGTGCCGGCGTTCCACGTGCGATCGCGCCGGACGATCACCGCCCCACCGTAGGCGAATGACGAGGCATCGTCGGCATCGCCGCGCTGGCTCACGGTGAGCCGGTCGGCCACCTGGTTGCCGCGATCCAGGCGCAGATCCTCGCGCAATCCCCACGCTTCCAGGGTTTGCTCCGTGCTGTCGTATTCGAGAGTCCAACTCATGGCTATTTGTTGCGGAGGTTGGCAAATCGCGATTCCTGCTGGGCAATGCGCGCCTGCAGGCTCTCGATAATCGCCGTTAGCCGGAGCAATTGATTGCTAAAACTGCTATCGATCCGGCTGCCGGCCTCAATCGCCTGGATGACCTGCTGCGAGAGTTGCGCCCGCTGCTGATTCGTGGCCGTCAGCGCCCCCGCGAGACCCGATGTGGATTCCGAGACCAGGCCGGCGTTCTGGCTGGCAAACCGAGCCTCCATGGCCGCGCGTTCTCCAGGGAGGGACATCTCCAGGCCCATGGCCTCGCCGGCGGCAGCGCCGGCCCCGCTAACCAGCGAACCGCGGCGCGATCGTAGCGCGTCACGGCCGGCGCGGGATTCGCGGAATGAATTATAGCGATCGATGGCCACCTGCGCGGTGCCGATGTTCTGTTCCTCCAAAGCGTAAGCCTCGTCGTTATTCAGCCCGAGTCCGTAGCGCATGTAGTATTTCGGAGCGTTTTTTAACCGCTCCCACCAACTGCCACGCATGTCGGCTAGCATGCCCTGATTGTCTCGCCGCTCGGAAATCTCCTTTGCTGCCACCTCGGCCTGCTTAGCCATCTCGCGCTCGATCACATCATCATCCTGCGCGCTACCGATGCGAATCCCGCCCGCCTCGCCCATCTGCTGCCGGGCCTGGATGATAAGATTGGCCTGGCGCCGATATTTCTCCGCGAGCGTCTGCCGGGCACCGGATTGCTCCGCCGCGATCCCCGCGGCCGCGTAGCGATCCTCGATTCCCTGTCGGGCCGTGGCGTATTCGCCGGCGCCCATCGATCCGCGCTGGGCCTCCAGCCTGGCCAACGCCATCGCCTTTTCCTGCGTGAGCTGTTCCTTTTGGAGTTGGACCTGCTGTTTAATCTGGTCTGTCACCCGGCCGCTCTCAGCGTTCACCGAGCGAAATGCCGCCGCGGCCTGGCTCACGGAATCGCCCAGCGCTTTCCACGCCGCCGCGGCCTCGTTCACGCGGGCCAGGTCGGCCGTGTTCACCTGTGGCAGTTCGGAGTTCGCAAATGTGCGCGTCAACTCATCCACCCGACGCTTCCAGAGCGCGAACGCCCCAGCGATCGCGAGCACCGAGGCGGTGATGGGATTCACCATCATGTTCGCTGCCTGAGCCAGTAGAGGGAATTGGAGCGATAGCCCGCGGAAAGCGTCCTTGAGCTGTTTGGATGCGTTGGTGGTCTTGCCGGCGGCCGCTTCGACTTTGCCGAGCGACTCCGCAGCCCTCTGCGCGCCGCCGGTGTCAGCCTGCGTCCGGATTAGAATCTCAACATTTTCGTCAGGCATAGATCACCTCAATCTCAACACACCCACGCTCACCCGTTGCGCCCGAGCCGATCCCCGGTTCACCTCTGGCGGTATCGGTTCCGCCTGCTGCGATTCACCTGCAGATTCAAACGGTCCAATACTCCACGATACTGGCCTCGTGCTCCCGTCGAATGTGTCGGAGAATCCAGCAATCACCACACCAGCACCGAGCAGCGGCGAGTTGGTTGCCAAACGGAAATCGTATGCCGCCTCATTGACGAACATCGGGTTGCCTCCATTAATGCCGTTAGCCTCTAAACTGTAGCTGCCGAATCTCTGGAAACTGTCCGGTGGCGCCGCGTCCTTCGCTGCGTAGTCATCACCGCAAACGAAATTATAGTCTGCATCTAGCGTGCCGTTGCTCATCATCGGAGAGGTGGAATACCAGCCAAACCCGGACGAGTCGGAATACCCGCACCGATAGAAGAGGTTGTTCATGATCTCGCTACCGTAGGCCGTGCCCTTCGTGCCGCCCCCGGTGATGACGTGCCCGGTGTTTGTCGTGTTCCGGTAAAACAGATTGTTATACCATTTCACCCCATCCATGCCGCAGTTCGCTGCGCTGTTCACGTTGAGAATGTTGTTCCTCCACACCAGATTCGTCATCATCTCTGGCGGGTTGTCGTAGGTCTCCAATTGGCAAATCTGCATTCGACTGCCGACAATCATGTTGCGCTCCAAAATGATGTCTTTGACGAGCTGATACTCGTTGGTCGATGCCGGGTCCTGCGGTCCGAACACCTGGTAAATGTCCGCGTGGTTCTCGTATTCAGCGCAAATGTTGGTCGCATAGTTCTCGCTGATGATGTGACCTTGGCCATACCATCGGAACAGGTCAACCTGCCCGTTTCCGTCGTAAATGCGGTTGCGCGTGATGACGTTGCTCTGTCCGAATCCACTCGTGATGACGTAGCCGATGTTGCGGTAGGTATTGTTGGAGATGATGCAGAACGAACTCGACACGGTAGGGTCCGCCGATGCCCCACGCACAAAATAGGTGCCGAAAACATTCGTCGCATTCTGCATGGTGTTGTTCAAAATGTGCAACCGATTGGCCACCGCGTAGCCATAGACAAACGAGCCAAACGAACCGACGCCTGTGCCGTCCAGCGTGAATCCCTCGATGGTGTAATCCGATTTGCGGAGGTTGAATCCGCCAGCGGTCGCACCGTAACCAACCCAGTAAATCCGGTTCGTCTCCGCCGCGTCCACCGTGCAGTCAACCTTCTCCGCGTATCGCCCCGGACTCGCCACCACGGTGCTGCCCGCGCTCACCACGTCCGCCGCCTTGTTGAGCGTTGCGAATGGCCTGAATAGTGACCCGTCCGCTGAGTCGCTTCCGTTGGTCGCAACGTAATAGGTCCCGGTGCCGGTGAACCGATAGACATTGGAGCAGGTATGCACCCCGTCCGCACTGTAGGCTGTCAGCGTCACGATCCTGTCCCCCGGCCTCGTGAACGTGTGGCTAACCGTCGTGCCGTTGGTTGAGAGCGTCGCAAACTCCGATGCATCCCCAAACCACCAGACATAGTTCGTGATTGTCCCCAGGCTATCCGCTGCGCTGAAAACCACGTTTGTCGGCACCGACCCCACCAAAGCCGGGACGAGATACGGCCTCTGCATCGTGCCGCGACGGGTTGGGGTGTTCGTCAGCCAATCCGAATTGTAATTGGTGCCGAGACCCTCCTGCCAGGTGCTCGGGCTGGTAATCCTGAAATGCGCTGCGATTGTCCCGGCGTAGGTTCCGAGAGCCCCAGCTCCAGCCGCCGGCGAGGATGACAGCAACCGCAACCCATCGTCCGACGTAAACGGGATGTTGTCCGGGCCGTCCGGATCCATCGCATTCACAAAAAGCGGGTCTCCACCGTTGATTCCGTTGGACTCAGTGAATCCGACTTTCGAGTTGAATCCCAGCATCTCCGGCCCGGCCACCATGTTGAAATCTGCAACTGGGTCAATCGCATTCGTTGAAATGGTGTAGAATCCCCAGTCGCTCGGGTCCTCGTAGCTGCCGCAGTCGATGAACAGATTCCGCTGGATAACGTAGTTTGTCTGCGCTGGAGCCCGCCCACCGATCGCCAGCGGATGCGCTCCATTGTATGTGCATTTATAGAATGTGTTGCTCACCCAGTGCATCGAGTCCCGACCACCGCTGAAATGGTCGCTCACCCCGTAGAAAACATTGTGCGCGTAGGTAATGCCGTAGGTTGCCGCTTCCTCGTCATCCACCCGGCCCATCTGATTTTCCAAACCTTCAAACCAGTTCCACGCTACGAGGTTGTTCGTGTTCTCCGTAATCGTCGAGGTGAAGCTGCCAATCATCCCGACCTGATAGTCATACCACCCGGTGCCTTCAGGGTGTTCCAATGCGGTCAACTCGTCCTGCGTGTAATGGATGATATTCGGACTGCTCCGCACGGTGTTTGACCGGATGACGTGGTTGTTCCCGCTGAATGCAATAAACCGGAACGAGTGCAGCGCGCTCACAGTGTTACCCTCAACGCGGATACCGTCGCCGCTCGTAATGTTGATTGCCGATCCGACCCAATTGGAAATCGTGTTTCCGACCACAGCGAAATTGGTCGCACCCTTCCCGCCGCTGGCAACGAACGAAATACCGTAGGCACCCTCGCTGCCGGTCCCAGGCCGGACGATAGCCCAATAGTTCGACCCAGCATCCGCCGCGAACGATTCCGCCGCAGCGTTGGTGAGCGTCAGTGTGTTGGTGTCCACAGCCGAGACCAGCCACGCGGTGTCATGGTTCGTGTAGTAAAGCCCCGCCATACCGGATGATCCTAAATAGAATTTGCCACCCGGTTTGAATCCAGCCGTAACGAAATCCGAGCCCGCGCTGATGACCTCATTGTTTGTGGTGAACTGGAAGTCATGACCGCGCACATACACCGAGTCCTGAATCGCGCAGTTGGTAATCGTGCCGTTGTGCGCGGTAGAATCCACATAGACCGCCGCGCCCCAGAGGTTGTTGATTCCCTGATATGCCGTGAGCTTGAGCCCATCCAACACAATGCCCGTGTTTGAAAAGCGGAACGCTCGGAGCGATGATGCTCTCGGTGTCGCCGCGCGGTAGGTGACTCCCGCCGTCGATTCCTGCACATACTCATCATAATCCCCCGAGTTGATGATAACCGTGTCGCCGGTGGCCGCAGTGCTCGCGGCCTTAGTGATCGTCAACCACGGTGTGCCCGATGATCCATCAGCAGAGTCGTTGCCATTCGTCGCGACGTAATACGTCGCGCCGTGCAACTGCACTGCAAATAGGATGCAGAGTAGGTATCTCACTCCACAACCTCCGCATGTGCCCCAGGAGGATCATCGGAAGACCTAGCTTCACCGGCAATATCGTATGGCAACACCCATCGAGTTTGATTCATGGTGTGCAATGGTGAGGTTGATAGCAGTCGGTAATCCCCGTCTGGCGCATTGACCGTAATTCCATCAAATCCGCCGTTCGTAGCAAACATTGCATAATTGGTTGGTCCGTAACCGCTCTGATAAGCCCACCCACCTAGCCCGTTGAACTCGTAATCGAAATCTCCGGTGGTCGCGATATTCGTAGTGTTCAACATTGCGTCCCCTTGCTTGCCCACACCCCACATGAGCGCCCAGTTACCAACTCGGCCACCGTCCGCACCGCCGTCACCCGTGAATGTGTCGCCTTTGATTGCCAATCGCGCCGCTATGTTGTTCAGTGTGGAGAATCCCCAACGCCAGAGCGGATCTGTCCCTGATGAATTGTAGCCATAGAGCAACCGAGTCCCAACAGTGGTGTTGTTCCAGAAAATACAGTTCGTGTAGGAAACGTCGTTGAATGCCTGCCAGTAGTGATTTACCGAGTTTGCCCCGGCATACTCCCAAATGTTCTGCACCGTCGCCGAGCCATTTGTCAGCGGGATATACTGCCCCCATTGCAATCCGGTAGCATTGCGGATTCCCATGAATTTGTTGTTATAAACGATGAACGGGAACCCTGCCGGTTTCTGGCCGCTCAGATCGCTGCGGATTATAAAATTCGTGGCCGATGATTCGCGGATATTTCCCACAACAGTAAAAACCCTGAGCTGCGACGAGTCGCCGGTAATACGATTCCCGCGAACAAGTGAAGGTGGAGCCAGCTGAGTGCTGTAGGGTGCTATCCCCTGTAAAGTCAGGTTTGAAATGGTAGAGTGCGTTATGACCGCAGAACCACCCGCGGCTGTAGTCTGTTGCCAGAGCGTTGTCCCATTCCAGTTTTTCAAATCCACATTATCCAACCACCATTGTCGCGATTGCGAAAACAGAGTGCTGCCGGTGCTGTCGAGCGTGATGTCATAAAATCGAATCGTGTCCGAATCGTCCTTGCCTCGTTGATCTGTCCCCGGACCCGCGATGACCGCTGCCGACTTATCTACGCTCGGCAACCGCGTAACCACAGTCTCAATGTCCTGCGCGTTGGCGAGGGTCAGCGTGCTGCCGAGGTAAAGGTGGTTGCCTTGGTCCAGGTAAACAATCCCGCCGCCCATTCCAGCCCGCGACAGCACCGCTGCATTGGTATTGTATATGGCGAGCATCGCCTTGCCGATGGTAGCGAACGCTGGCGGGCTGGTGTTGGTAGCCCAGTAAGCCGGATACGCAGCCACCCCGGTGGTATCGTTTCCGTTGGTCGCCACAATCGCACGCACCCGCGCAAAATTGACCGCGTTTGTGAGCGTGGTAATGTAAGCTGTCGGTTCTGCGAACCCACTCGCGGCACTATCGAGAATCGTGTTGGTATCTCCCACCCACGGATACATACGCACGTCGCAAGTCACCAGCCCAGCGGCCAGAGTATTGGTTGCAAAATCGGCATAGTATTCCGCAAACGGCACAGCGTCCGGCATTCTGGCGTCAATCCTCATTTCCGTCTGCCGATTCGTGAACCAGTTATCACCGGAGTCTTTAACTCGAAACTCCACCATCCGCAATGGACTACCATTCTGCGCGTGTGCGTGAAAGCCCACAGCTCGCAGCGTTAGGTTCTCCTCGTCAATGACTCGAAATCCTTTCCATGTCCAGTTGCCTACGATTTTAGGATACGACTGCACGCTGTTGTTCGTGATCGCAACCGTAGCGTTCGCGGTGTTGTTGGAATACCAATCTGCTGAGATCGAGCAAACCAGATTGGAGTCGTAGTCATAGACCCAATCTGAAAGGGCTAGTCGAATTGTAACACCTCCACCGACCCCGGTAATGTCATCCGTCGCATAGTCAGGATACGGCAACCGCAGTTCCTTGGTGCCATATACCGTCCGGCTAATCGTGGTTGCCGCGCCGTTGGTATCAAAACCCATGCTGGTTAGGTCCAACTTCACTTTGCTTGCCCCGGTGTTGTTCGTAGCGAATCCGAAGTCAAAAGCCCCGGCAGTGTCATAGCCGTCAATGTGGACCTTAAGAACCCAGCCGTTGTCCTCCACCTCAGCCCATAGCACATTACTTGGTTCTGCTGATTCACTCGCCGCCGCAACGATGTAGCTATTCAACACCGCATTGCCCCAGACGGCTTGCCCGTGGGATTGCAGTGCAAGACTCAGAGCTACTGCCAAAAGGATATTTTTTTTCATTGTGGTCCTCAGTTCATCCAAGCGGGCTTAGGCCTACGCACGTCCACATCAGGCGGGATGGTAGGCAGCTCTACGATATTCGTATCTTTTGCCGCTTCCTTGGCTAGGTTCTCAGCCAGTATACGGTCGTGGGCTTCCAGCGTCAGTTTGCGTTCCGCGTCGTAGGCCACCTGCCGGGCTTGTTCAACATCCTCCCATATAAGGGGCTGGAGTTTGCGCCCCGTGCGCGAGTTGTATTCTGGGAAAGTCTCGGTCATGAGCACTTGCCGTTGCGCGGGCGACATATCCTTGAGCTTCACTAGGGCATTGCTCATTCCAGAATTGTTGTTGCCTGCGAGGTAGAGAATCGCACGGGTATTTAGCTCCGTGATACGAGCCATCCGCCGCATGTTGATAAAGCTGACTCGCCCGTTGGTCAGGAACGGATTCACTTCGCGCCAAACAATCTCCTTCATATCCCCCGCTGCGAGATCGTAGAGCGTAGCTGGTGCGTCATCCGCGTGCGGGCTGATTTGCGTCTCGGTGCCGTCATCGCCTTGGACGTAAAGTTCGGTAACTCCGGCGTTGGTTGCGGCGTAGAGTTGAGCGTAACCAGGGACGGCGGAGGGTTCAGCGGCAGAGGCGCGCACTTGAATGGCTGAGTTTACATTCAGATTGGTTGGCACATACACCGAGCCGTTGGTTACAGAAAGAAGGATATTGGTAGCATAGAGACCTGCGGCCTTCGTCCAAACCATCGTGCCGTCGGCGGGGGAATACCAGCGATTTCGACTTATGTGATAAAACGCATACTCTCCTCCCGCTTGGACATTGAGACTTGTGTAAAAACTTCCAGAACATTGGATAGACCCCGTGACATCCAATGGGGTAGTTGGTGTCGTTCTTAAAATCCCCACCCGCCCATTCGTCACTACCAACGTATTCGCACTCCCCGCGACAACCCTCAGCGAAGGATTCGCACCGCTCGTCATAGTTAGGTTCGTTCCGACGGTGAGCGTGCCGGAAGTCACACCCCAAGGTCCGGTGTTTATCGAGCCGTCAACCACCAACTCAGAATCACCCCCGGCGGAGACATAGACCGGATCAAATCCGGTGCTTTGGTAGGTGTTGGTCATGTCGATGGTGTTAAACTTAGCCGCAATCACCCCAGTCCACCCCGAGCCATCCCCGGACACGCCGTTTGTGAAGATTGAATAACCAAGCATGTTTGTCGTTCCGCCAGTCACAATTAGATTGCTCCGCACCATGAAGTTTCTCTCAATAATCGTCTCACCCAAAACGTTGGTAACCGAGCCAGTCACGATAAGTGAGGCCGTGCTCACACTCGGCGCATTGGTGATCGTGTAACCGTCAATCGGATTAGTTATCGAGCCCCCACCTGCCAACGCCGCGTAAGCCGCCGCCGTCAGATGGTTAGTGTCGATCTGCCCCGCCGCGATGTTTGTGCCGTAGAGCGTCCCAAGCAGCGAGGTGAACTCCAGCACGTCCACAAGCTGCGTATTCACATTCAGCGTGCCAATGCCCACAGCACCCGTGAATGCGTTGCTCGTGCCAGTGAACACGTTATCACCCGCCGCAGTCACATCGCCAGAGCCGGAGCCTAGCCCATTCGTCGCTGCCGTGATCTGCTGCGCGATAGTCAGCCCGGCTGCATTGGTGATTCCAGATTGATTACCCGCCAGCGTCGCACCTCGGATGGTTGCGGACACGTTGAGACTACCGGTAATCTCCGCAATCCCGTCGCCGGATGTAATGCTCACCGGGTCCAGGCCGCTTGATTGCAGCACAAAAGGTCCGTCGAGGATGTGCAGGTATGGAGCATTCGTCACCCCGTAGCCATTGATAGGATTCTCCACCGACCCCGTGCCAGAGGCCGTGCTTGATACCGTGTAAACATTGCCGTTCGTCGTCACCGTCGCGTTGGTGCCTGCCGCAATCACCGGGAAATCGCCACGCAACGCATTCGACGCTGAGTTCACCTCCGACACCGTAGCCAGCCCGGCCACTGACGGGATCTGCGCGACGATGGAATTGCTCACTCCATCCACGTGGTTCGTCATCGCCGATGCCCGCACCGCGTCCAGATAATCCGCGATGTTCGTCCCCGTCGCCGCCGTGATCCCACCGCCCGCCAGCTCCGTGATCTGCGCCACAATCGCATTGCTCACCCCGGTCACGTGGTTGGTCATATTCACTGCTAGCCCCAGATCCAGGGCGTCCACCTGGGCGCGCGTGTAATAAATCGGGTTGGCTGAGGCTGAGGTGAGTCCGCTTATGACCAGGTCAACCGCGTTAAGCGTGCTGTTGGTGTCCGCCACGCGAATGCGAAATGTTTTGCCGGTGCGATCCACCATCACATTGTAATCGCCAGCCACCAGGGCGGCGGAGGCCACGCCGTTGGATGGCCAGATCTGGAGGGGGAAACCGTAGACGAGGTTAGTGGAGAGCATTACCACCCCCTCGGGCAGCGTGATGGTGAGCGACCGCGCGCCGGCGGTGCCCTGCATTTGGAGCAGTGGAAAAACTACCGTTGCCGCCGGGCTGCAGGCCGCAAACAGGAGGGTTGTAAACGCTATGCAAACCCATTTATGGAGCGTGAATTTCATGATTAAGAATCAGCCACGAGCCCGCCGACAATGGAGCAGCTCATGAGGTTGGTGACGCCGATTGGCGCCGCGCATTTTACCCGCACACTCGCCCCGCGGAGCCAGCGCGTGGTCTCCGTGCCGGCGTGGTCCCTGTGGATGATCTGCACGTCGTAGACCCCGTTGTAGGTTTGCGGCGCTTTCAAAAACAGATCCGCCGCGGCAGCGTTGGTCGCACTCTCGCGCGTGATGGAGAAGTGCAGTTGGATCTGGAAATTATCGCGGCCCAGATTCGTGATCGAGGCGGCCCGGAACAGTTGCTCCGTCTGGACCACCTCGCCGCCGTCGCTGTCGGACGGGTCCACCACGTCGGTATAATCCGCAAGGGTGGAGGCGCCGATAACGATTTTCCATGTGCCGCGATCTGCCATTGGTCAATCAATCGGTTAGGCTGGTGCGGTGCAGGTGAGGAGTGCTTGGGCGACGCCGGCCGTCCAGGTGCGCTGGTTAACAAATTCCAACTGGCGGAACCGATGCTCGCCCACGGCGTAAACTCGCTCGCTGCGTTTCGCGCCCACGGTCGCCACCGTGAACACCCAGCCGGAGTTGATTCCGGTGATCACCAGGTTCTCGCCCGCTTTGGCATACGCCTGGCCGGGGAGAATGGCCCCGGTGTTCTGGATAGCCAGGAGCACGTTGACCTGTGCCTCCGTGAGATTGCTCGGCGCGAACCGCACCACCAGCCCGATGCCAGAGAGGATGATGTCCGCGATCCCGAGGTCGGATGCGGGGATCTCGCGCGTCTCGTAGTTGAACTCGATGTCGAAACCGTCCATGCCGCCCATGGCATCGTAGGGCGTAGCCCGCACGCCGAGCGCGGCTTTGTAGAGGTCAGAGATGATGGAGGATTCCTCAAACGTCGCATCCGCACCCACCACACCCTCAGCCCCATGCCAGAACGCGGTATCCAGCGGCTGCGTGGCAGCTTTCCCCCAGCAGGTCAGTTCCAACGCGCCGAACGCGGTGGAGGTTGGTTTGAGCGCGAGGCTGGGCGGTCGCGTGAGTCCACCGCGCTGCCACGTGTAGGTTTTATTCTCCGTGATGCTGCTGATCACCGGGGCCGCCGAGGCCGCGATGGAGGCACCCACGAGCGTGGTGGTCGGCGCGCTGTAGGCACCGTAAAAGAAATCGAGCAACCCGGCGTTGATCATGCCCACGGGCGTGAGCGAGAGCACATCCTTGCGGCTCCGGTGCCGCTCGCCGATGGGGCCGAAGGCGCTGGCTGGATTCCAGCTATCGACCTGCTGATTAACAGTGATGTCGTTTTGAACGTGCAACACCACGCCGCCCACGGCCACGCGCGCGGGGCCTTGAATGACGGTAGGAAGGATTGAATCTGCCATAATTTTGTTTCGTTAAACTGTTTTGCTCGCAATGCCCGATTGAATCAGCCCGGTTTTAAATCCCGCCGCGCGCACCTCAGCGCCGTCGGCGGCGGTGAACGGTGCGGAATAGATCTGTGCCGCACTGTTGCTCGGCCCCGGCGAGGTGCCGTCTGTGGTGTAATAGATCGTGGCGCCGGCTGTGGCGGTGGTGAGGGTTACGGTGGTGCCATCCACCGCGATCGACACGCGCAGCACGCGCTCGGATTGTCCGCGGTTCGCCTCCATCCGGATGCGCACGCGGTAGCCGCGTAACGGCTCGAAATCGCGTGCCGCCACCATCGCGGCAGCGTCCGCGCGGAACATGCCCACGCCTTCCACGGCCCAGAGATGCGCGAGATCCAGGATGCGCTGGCCGACCTGGTCCGCGGGGATTTGCGTGCCGATGTCGATGGCCTCATTCTCCAGAGGATTCTCCAGCACCAAAAATGTGAGCATGATCTGGCCCTGCGGCCCTGGCACGTTGGGATGCGTGGCGGCCATCTCCGGCTTCTCCACGATCACACCACAGCCGCGCCGGCCGTTGCGCTCGGTGGTGTAGGCCAGGGTTTCATAGGCCAGCGTCTCATCCGGCAGCGTGGAACCAGTCTCCAGGATTTCCTCGCGGGTCACGACGTTGATGTATTGCAGCCAGGAATCCCCCAGGAGCAGGTGGGCTGCGTCGCGCTGGAGTTGGATGAAATTCGTGAAACTCATTCGATGCCTTTCGCTTTGTCCGCGGCATCTTTAGCCAGGTAGAACTTGCCGATGGCACCGGCGAATGACTGTGCGTAGACCGCAGTGCGATCGTGGATGCCCATGGCGATGGGCGCGCGCGCCCGAATGCGCAGGTGCTTTTTGTGCGCCTTCACCATTTTGTCAGCCAGGCGGATTTTGCGGCGCCGCCCGAAAATCACCATCTTGCGATATTCCTTTTTAGCGTAGGCCGCCACATTCACGATGCCGTCAAAACCAAATTCATGCGGCGCCATGTAGCGCACGTTGGAGCCGATGCTGGATTGCACCGCATTGCCGATCACGCGCGCCCTGGTTGCCCGGATGGAGCGCCGCAGCCGGCCTGTCACCACGCCGAGCGTGTCCGGCCCGCGCTGGCTCATGCGCCGCTCATGGATGTGCGACACCGTCAAATCGTTCTGATAATCCATCGCCCTGGCCACGGCGCGCAGCATGCCGCGATCGTCCCGCAACCGCGCGCGGATGGCGGCGATCTGCGGGTCCAGTTTGATGGTGACATCGATCATGATGCGTAGCGCACGTAGCGCAGCAGAATCTCAGAAACCTCGGGCACCAGGCTCAGGTCCATGAGCGATCCCGCCCCGGCCGAGCCGATCGCCGCGAGGCGGGCGCCCTGTTTATCCAGGCTCTCCCACACGCGCCGGCATTGCAGATACCACGCGAGCTTCAAATCATCCGGCACCGCGGTGGCGCCCTCGGGCATGGCAGTCTCGCCCAGCTCATCGATGTCGAACCAGTAGCCTCCGGTGTAGGTCACGCGGATCACATCCGACCAGTTGCCCATCTGCGATCCGAAATAGACCAGCCCGCTCGCCGCGTTGAAATTGCTCACCGCCTCCACCACCTCCACAAAGCCCGTGGTGGCGTTGGACTGCAGCTCCACCTTGGACACGACCTCAAGCGGGTAGCGCGACACGTAAACCATCTCGCGATCGCCCGGCAGCGTCATCAGGTCGCCCACCACGCGGGAAAACTTACGATTGCAACGCCGCTCAAACGCCGCTGCAACGCCCTTGCCCACGGCGATCACCGGCGCGTCGTAGGCCGCGCCCGCCACGTGCGACGCCGGCAGGAGGTGCCGTTTCAACTCAATCAAATTGCCGAGGCCGATATTCATGTTAATCGCGTAACTGTTTCAATGCCGACACCGGCTCCTGGTCGATCAACTCGCGCAACGCCCGCTTGGTGATGTGCCGATCCTGGACCATGCGATTTTTCACCCAACGGAAACGGTTTCCGGGTGAGGCGTCCTCATCCACTTTTTTGGTTTTATGTTTCATGGTTTGAGAAAACCCGGCGGCGAGATCGGCCCACCGCCGGGAGTGTTTAGCGTCGGCTATCAGTCGTATCTAGCCGTGATTGCATCCAGGCTGCACGCGCTCGTCCCATCCAGGACCACGCGCACCGGCCGGCCGCGAGTCCCGCTATAAATGGCCTCGCCCTGGTAGTTCACCGTGGCGGCACCGCATTTCAGCGTGGTGGCAGCGGACATTTTGTAAACCTCATCCCCCGGCAATGTCACCACTCCATTAGTGGCTACCAGGGTAATGTTGGTCGTGTTGGCGAATGCGGCGATTACCGCGCTCGTGTGCGTGCCGTTGGCATTCACAATCACCAGCACGTCATTGGCCGCGAGGCCGTTGGTGCGGGTGACGCTGATGGTGCCTCCGGAGGCGTTTGACGAGCCGATGGTGTAGGGAGTTGCCCCAGTGCGGATGCTTAGCACGGAGGCCGCTTTGTCCGACGTAGCGACAGCGCCGACCAGCCGGATCTGTTTAAGCGGATCCGCCGGGAAATGCACCTCGCACGAGGCTGCGCCTGATGAATTTTTAGTCAGGTAATCCTGACCAAACGCCGGCGCGGCAATGACCGCGGCCAGCAGGCCGATGAATAATGATTTTCTCGTGTTCATATCGTATCTAGTTAACGGTCGTATCGGTCCCGCGTAGATTATGCCGCAGGCGTGAATAGGCCGGCCATGGCGTCGGCGGCTTGGTAGTCGAAGTCAATTTCTTCGATGAACCGCACTGCGAGCTGGTCGTTGGCGAAATAGACGTGCTCGGAGGTGTCGATGCGAGGAGACCCGTGCTCACCAAACCACCAGAAGTTCAGCGCGCCGAACAGGGCCAGCGTTTTGCTCGCTGCCGCGGCGGTGCCGTAGGGCTCCAGCACGTCGGTCCATACGATCGGGTAGCCGTCCAGGATTGCACTGCCATCCGGCAGGCGCTGGTAGACGTTCGGCTCCGCATTCGTCTTGAATGACGGCAGGCGGGTCTCCCATGTGGTGTCCAGGTAATACGCGGAGAGGCGACCATTGAGTGCGGCCTTGTTGACCTCGCGTCGCAGTGCCCGGAAATCTTCCAGGGTAGCGTCACTCGGTTTGGTCTTGCCGGCAGCCAGGGTCACAGAGGCGCCCTGCTCGGCGGCGATTGTCGCCACACCCTTGACGCTCTCGTAGGTGGCGGTGCCGTCAGCCAACAGGCCCCAGGTATCCTCAGCACGAGCAAATTCCACTGCGCCATACCGAGCCAGGAACTGGCCCATCGGCACAATGCTCTGCTCATCGATTTCTCGCGGCAACCGCACGATGCCGCCGAGCTTATGACTCTCCAGCGAGGCAAACGTGATGGTCGGTTGTTTCTCACCCATACCGCCGCTCATTGCCACAGAGGTGAATGCCGGCCGAGTGCCCATGCGCGGAGGCCGGGCTGTGCCGCGACCAATCGGGTAGGGGAACATGCGGCCGCGCACGATGCCGAACTCACTGATCAACTCACGAATCTCGCTGCCGTATTCGGTGGGCAACGGAATCTCCGTGGTTGACAGCGCATCCCGCACCTGGATGCCGAACGTTTTACGGGCCGTATCCAGGAGCGCGTCACGCTCGCTGATGCTGGAAGCCAGCGCCTCCATTTTGCCGCTGCGTTCACAGTGCAGAATGAATAGCGAGGCCATCGCCCGCGCGCATTCGTCGCTCACCATGCCGCGGCGACGTTGGCCACGAGCCCCCGCCGGCGCCAGGCGCGCTTTCCGCAATTCCGTGATGTGGCTGGACTGCTCGTTAGCCACTTTTTTGAGGCCGTCGATTTCACCAGTCAACTCAGTGTTGCGCTGGGTCAGCGTCTCGTTTTGTTTACGGAGTTCGCTCACACCATTGAGCACACGCTTCTGGAACTCGCCGCGGTCCAGAGGTTCGTTGTCATCGTCACCATCCTTTTTGCCAACCGCCAACGCCGCAGGAAACGCCATCAGCATTCCCGCCTCGGGGTGCACCGTGATTAACGCCAGCAACGCCGGTAACAAACACACGGCAACCAACACCAACAGGACCAGACCTGCCGCCATGATCCGGTTATTCCGAACTCTCATTCTTTTTTTCATATCTGTTTCACTTTCATTTTATGTTCTTTCGAGTTTCACAGGCCCGACAAGGCCATCTCGAACTGCCTCAGAAACGCCTGCTCCCGCTCCCGTGCGCGCGGTGCTCCAGCGAGATCAGATGCCTCCGGCGCGGTGTGTTGTTTCCGAGAAAATTCTACGAGTGTGTCCAGGTCGGCGTCATCGATCACGCCGTCCTTGTAGGACTTAGCCAGGGCGTTGGCGTTGGCGCCGATGATGCAGCTACTCAATTCAATTTGCTGCTGCTCGGTGTAAATCACTCGTGGTGCGCTCTGCTCGTTGAGGCCCAACTCCTGTAACTGTTGCTGCCAAGTCTGCCAGTTCTCCGCTCGTCCGGCGTCGCCTTTGGTCAGGTAGCGCACCGGGATAAACCCTACGCTCACCGCCCGTAAATGTCCGCGCTCCGTCATTGCAAACCCGATTTTCGCCAGCCGATTCTCCGGCACGTCGATCGCCCATCGCGCGGTCTCTACCAGTTTATTCCCAACCACACGGAAATCGATGATGCTGCCCACGAGCTTCTCGATGCTGCTGTAGTCGTGACTATCCACGAATGGCGCGTTTTTATTGAACCGATCAAACCGCCAGCCGTTCGCGCGGATCACCTCGCGGTAGCTGTCGATGCTCTCATCGCTGGCCACGTATTCCACCAGGCCCGTTTTACTGTCCAACACGCGGACCTCGGGGTGAATTTCTCGTCGTATCGTTTTCATGGTTCGGTCACGGAGATCGCCACACAGTGGCAGTTGATTACATTCCATGGCGCGCCGGTTGGGTCACCGGGGTGAGCCACGTGATCGGTCTGCCCAGTGCGCGGGTCGATCACGGTAAAATTCTCAGTCACAGGCACCGTGGCGCCGTTCACCATAGCGTGTGCCGATCGCACGTTGGCGTTGCCACTCGTGAGCCAGCGCTTGTATTTAATGCCGGCGGACTCCATCGATTCCTGCCGGGCTACGCCGTAGGCCGCGGCCGTCTCGGTCATGGCGATGGTGCGGGCGCGTTTCTGCGAGATGTCGTTGAACTCGGCTCGCACGCGGTTGGCTAGTTCGGCTGTGGTGTCGCCCGCGTCCAGACCCTCGCGCAATGTGCCCATGACCTGGTCAAACACATTCTGCGCGGCATCGCCAATGCGGTTGTCGCGCGTCGCTAAAAACCGTTGCGCGGCCTCTGGCGGCATTCGCCATGGGTCATCTTTTTTACCGATCTCCTCCAGGAGTTGCTTGCCTGCCACCTGGAGCGCGTTCGTTGCGGAATTGCGCAGCGCGGTTTTTAATCGGGCCGCAAATTTATCCAGGCTGAAAATAAAATCCGCCGCGGCCGCCCGATTCAGCGCCGACAACATTTTTTTGCTCTCAATGTTCCGCAGCACTTCACTGCGTGCCACCATGAGCTGCAGATTAAATTTAGCGATGTAATCGTTAATCACCGCGCGGCGCTTCACCATCATCTCCCGCCATTGGTTCAACTCCCGCGGATCCCGGTCGCTCGCGCGCAGNTGCTGAGGATCGCANCCGCAGTAATTCGGCNCCGGCTCGTCGNCGGCAGCAGTCTGCGCCAACGCTCGTGCCATGGCCTCCACGGCATCCGGCTCCGGCTCGATTGGTTCCTCGCCAAACTCCGGNGCCACATCCGGCAGAGCCGCGCCCGCAGGCGCCACGCTGAATGGTAAATAACCAATGTCCCAACCCGCGAACGGCTCCATGCCGAGCTGCAGGTAATCATTGATTTGCGACATTGGCACGCCCGT